ATACAATGATTCCTGACATTACGTCCACTCCTCTGGAATAGAGTATATTGCGTACTCGATGCCTTGTTGTATGCACCAATCGCTATACCTTTTCTTCCTAGTTTTAGTTAAATAATTATCTTGCATAAAAACAATCCTTAAATCTCTGGTTGGATTGGATTTTATTACTGCTTTTATTTTAGTCCTCATCTTAGGAGTAAAGTTTCCTTTCGCTTCTACCACTACTCCAGATGGTAAGAAAAAATCAGGAGTGTATATACGAGTCTCATACACCTCTCCACTCCCGCAAGCAGAACAAGTAGCGTTATAAGGTTTTATTTTATAGTGCCACTTCTCTGATTCGTATGAGAATTTAACTTTCGCTTCAGTTAGTTCTCTACCAAGACGAATTTCAAATTTACTCTTACCTTTAAACTTCACGTTCTTCTATGTCCAGAAAGTCTATTTTATTACAGTTCAGTATTGTATGTATAGCTTCTGTTTTACCAGACCAAAACCCAACAATACCTATACCGACTTCTGGCATAGGCATAAAACCAGAACAAATAATCTGTATAGTTTTGCCAGAACTAAACACAGCATTTATATTAAATTCTGGTAGTTTAGCGGGTACTTCTTCTTCTGTTTTTGGGAAATTTAAAAGTTTAAATTTGGAGTCCACATTTCCCTGTTCTTTCTCCTTATCCATAGTAGTCTCCCATTATTTACTAAATTTTCTTCTGTTAGACCTGCTTTTTCATATTGTTCAAGTACAGCCTTTAGCAAGTCTTGTTCTTCTTCTATACCATCTAAGATTTTAGATGCTTTCTTATTACCTATACCATAAATACCCTGTATGTTATCTACTCTATCTCCAGTAAGCAACTGCGTATAGAAAGATTTTATAGCTTGCTCCTCTGATACTTCGTAGGGTTCTTTGTTCTTAGTCCAATTATAATGCAACCCACTAATCATATCCAAATCTTTATCCTTAGTACAAATAACTGTATCTCCGTTGGGGTTTGATGATTGTTCTATACCCATAGCATCATCAGCTTCTTCTCCATTAGTTATTATAGTATTATAATTTTCTAATAGAAACTGTATAATCTCTTTGTATTGAGTAGGCTTATGATTCTTATCTCTATTACCCTTATACTTTAAGGGAGAGGGTACGTCATTTCTAAAATTCTCTTTTCCTGTTAAATATATTATTAGATGTTTAGATTTTGTTTCTTTTAAAATTTTATTTAAAACTAGCTTGACATTGTGTAAGGTGTGAGATAACGGACTAGATGTATATTTTAGTTCTAGTTCTTCTTTATCTAGTCCATTATCATCACAATATTCCTTTGCTTCTTTAGCGTAAGAAAATATAGTTCCGTCAGGACAATGCCACTCTCGTACATCAGAAGCAAAGCCACAACTATATACTATAATATCTCCGTCAACTAAAGCACTTCTAGGCATTATGACTCCATTAAATCCTTAATGTCGTCTCCAGAGCTGTAGTATTCTATCTTACGAGCTAAGTCTAAAACAGAATCAGCATCTATTTGTACTTCAACTCCCGCTTTAGCCATAGCAGATAGTAATTCAGTTGATGCACTAACAGCGTGTCTCCTAATAATACTACGCTCTTTATCTGTAGAGCCTATTGGAAAAGCTACCATTTTTTTCTCTCCTGTTTTTTCATCTGTAACCTCAGTTCCGCTAAGAACTTCTATACTTCCCTCTATATTCTTGTAGACTCTACCACCAGATTCCTTTTCTTTTACCTTGAATTTAACAGTATCTTTATACCTAGCATCATGCTGTGCTAAGAAAGAATTGTACCATTCTCCGTCAATTTTAAATCCTTTTTGGTTCTTTGATACGGACTCTAAAACACCCTCTACTTCATAAATTGCACTCATATATAAACTCCTTTAACTAATATAATTTTATAATACACCTATATTATACCACTATATATTGGGTATGTCAACCTTTTCCATACAATCCCAACTACCACCAGATTTTATCTCTATTTCTAGCGGAACTGGTAGCTCTATGTCATACCTACTCTTTAGTATCTGCGTTGTTCTGTCCACCATCGCCCATTTAAGAGCCTTACAAGCGTTTGTATGCTGTTCTTCTACAACGTCTAACATTATATTGTCGTGTATGGTATTGATAATACACATATCAGTATCAAACCACAACTTATAAGCTAAAGCACCTAGAGCTATCTTCATTATGTCAGTAGCTACCGACTGTACTGGATAATTTTTTATTTCTGTAGGAGAGAAAGCTGTTTCTCCTTTCTTGTATTTAGAGTCATAATCCTTGAATACTAATTTTCTTCCTGTTATAGTCGACATTTCACATTGGTATCTAGGTAAACCCATTGGGGTTCTTTCCCCCTCATGTTCACAGTATGTATCTACATGACTTCGCAAGTCTCCATGCCATTTCCAAACATCTTCATATCTATCAAAGAAGTTGTATATAAAATCTTTGGCTACCTGATGTGGTATCTTATTTATATGAGCCATAGTTGTTGCACCCGCACCATACTGTAATTGGAAGCTAAGAGTCTTTGCTAATCTCCTCTGCTTTTTAGTAACGTCATATTCTTTTATATTATACAACTCTGATGCTCTCATGGTGTGTAAATCTCTACCACTTTTTAAATCTTTTATAAGCATAGCATCTTCTGATAGCAGAGCTAACACATTAATCTCTAGTTGAGAATAATCTGCTTCAATTAGTTTACCAAGCTCTCTCCTACTTTTAAAACATTCTCTTATACTAGACATCTTTTTTAAGTTCCATATCTATAAGTATATTAATGTATTCTCTAGCTTTGTGTAAGTCCTCAAGACCGCCCTTGTATCTCCACCGCATAACATATTTTATAACATTACCCTCTGCGTATGGTATCTCATTCTCTATCATAAATTGTACTGGTTGTATCTTCCACTTAGTATAGTGTTGTGGCTCTTTTATATTATCTGGATTCATCAATATCCTCCTCTATTTCTTCTATATCAAAATCAGCATCACCCCAATCAGCACAGTCAAGTGCTTGGTCTTGTGCATCACCTTCATCTTCTGCGTCTACTTCGTATGAGAAACTTATGTTTACCCTATATTTATTCATCACTCTATCT